GCAAAGTTCGAATATATTTGGTTACGTCATGGGGCTCGGAATGCAAGTCCTTTCCGGTACAGAGATACAACTCCGCCAGAGCTCGTCTACACCACGTAGGCACCCTGAGGCGCCCCTTGCATGGGTGTCCAAGTCCGCCAAGGGCGGCAGGGAGCTCCGGAGGTCTCTGCATCCTCGTTGCAATCTTCCGTTGCGTGCGGTAGATTGTCTTTGCACAACGTGCAAGTCGATTGAACGAGGACGGGTCCACACCGGATTGGCTCATGACACCATTACCTTCCCTAACAAACTCCTTAAGAGACGGGGGCCTAAAAGGCTCAATCCCATCACCCTTCCTGGACAGAAGGGCATAGGCTTCGCAGAACACGAATCCTATGCGGGACTGGTAAGACTTTCCCTCGTGGAGTTTGCTCCCTACGTCAGCAGCCCTTGCTGCGTAGAGAGACACATTGTCGGGATGAGAGAGAGCCGCAAGATCATCTCCGCAGATAATTCTTCGGCGTCCAAGGTTCTCACTCATCCAATGGTTAAGAAGACTAAGAATCGCGAACGAACAAGGTGTTCCCATCAGGGAACCACGACTCTTAGGGACTTCCACTCTTCCATCAACCACGACATAGTGTTTTCTGCAATATGCCTGTTCACTGGGAGTCAACATGCTGACTTCATAGGACACGTAGTGCGGGTATCTACCCACTCCGAGGGACTCTCGGAGTTCGTTACACAGCCAGGACGGAAGTCCGGCAGACTGTATACCGTCGATGACGGCAGATATCGCATCATGTCCGAAGCCATCAGTTGCGCAGGTCAAGTCCGCCGAAAGGAAGACGTGATCTGCACCCAGTCCACCAGCGAGTCTTCGGAGAATACTATCTTCCGTATGCGGAGCATATGGAAGGATCTGAGGTATTCTAGACAGCATGGCGGGCCAGAGGACCTGTCTTACAAGGTCACCTCTGGCAAACAGACTAGCAGGCGGGACGGTAATGATCCTTGCCTTCATCCCGAGTTCAGTGATGGCCGTAGCACGATGTACCACTTTCCTACCTACAGAAGAGGAGAGAATTTGTCCTGTTGCGTACAGGGCATCCACTTCTGCAATCTTTTCAGCAGGAGAGAGGTACTTCGCGCGGTCACCACGACCCAGTCTACGCTCGAGTACACGGAAGAGAGTGGAGGTTTCGCCCAGCGGCTCGGCACTAGACAAATCGTCTCCCATCTCAGGGAAACAAGGTGTCCTACCGACAAGGCCGTTGTAACCTCCCCGCTCTCTTCCAGACTCAACCGTAGCGGCAGACGAAGAAGGCAAGGAAAACCAAATATTTTGTTGGAAC